TGTGGAGCCGTTTCCGATCCCGGAGCACTGGCTGATCTACCGGGCGATTGACTACGGTCTGGATGCTCTGGCGGGGCTGTACATCGCCGTGGACACGCAGGGATGCGCCTATGTATGCGGCGAGGTGTACGCCCACAATCTGATCATATCGGATGCGGCGGAAGCTCTCGTCAGGTCACAGCTCCGCGACCAGGACTACATTACATATGCTCCGCCGGACTTATGGGCGCGCATGAAAAACAACGGTGTGACCGTTGAGGAGGAGTTTTACAGGCACGGCGTGATGCTGTCGAAGTCCTCCAATCAGCGCGTGCCGGGATGGATGCAGGTGCACGAACGGCTCAAGGTAATTGATGACGTGGACGGTGTATCCAAGACGGCGCGGCTCAAGATTTTCTCCTCCTGCCGGAATCTGATCCGGTGCATCTCCACCATCAAATCGGACGAAAAAGACTGCAACGACGTAGCGACCGAGCCCCATGAGCTGACACACCTCCCGGATGCGCTCCGGTACTGGTGCGTGATGCACACTATGGCGGCGCGGGACATTGACAGCCGCACGCCGGAGGAAAAGGCTCTGGCGGACTACAAAGCCTCCCGATTCCGTCAGGCGGGCGGCAAATCAAAGATTATTCGGAGGTAAGGATAATTTACCTCAGAGCGGGAAACCGCTCTCATGTGCCATTAGTTCAGTTGGTCAGAGCACCCGGCTCATAACCGGGCTGTCCTGTGTTCGAGTCACAGATGGCGCACCACGCGGGATGAGGTGCATCGTCCCGCGCTCATATGCGTTCTCCTTTTGTATATAAGCGGTTCCCGTAAAATCCGCTCGGTCTTATTCCTTTCGCCGCCCCGGTGCAATTCCGGTTGGGAAACGTGGCATTGTAGCTCAGTTGGCGAGAGCGGCGGTCTGTTAAACCGTTGGTCGGGGGTTCGAGTCCCTCCGGTGCCTTATGCTGGTGTGGCTCAGACGGCAGAGCAGGCGTTTTGTAAGCGCAAGGCCGAGGGTTCGACTCCCTCCGTCAGCTTCGGGCGGGGCTTTCCATTCTTTTCACCCGCCCGCCTCCACTATTTCATACAAAAAGCAATATGGCAGGCGTGCTTTTCCCGTCTCGGCGCGGGTTTCGTCTCCTGCCCTCGCGTGGTATCTTGGCTCAACAGGCAGAGCAGATGCATCGTAAGCATCCGGTTGTGGGTTCGATTCCCTCAGATACCTGACTGCGGCAGTGGTTCAACGGCAGAACGGCAGCCTTCCAAGCTGCATATGAGGGTTCGACTCCCTTTTGTCGCTATAACGCCGGTTCGGTGTGTGATCCTCCATTATGTGACGGGGGATATCCGCTGACCGGCGAAAAAATAACCCCATGGGGTAAATTATATTTACATACAGGAGGTAGTGATGGCACTCAAACTGACGATCAGACGGCTCACGAGGCGCACGAAATGCCATGTTCCGGGATGCAAGAGCAGAAATGCACTGAAGATCACCAGACGATACGACGTGAACGGCTCTCCGCTGTTCCTGTGTCCCGACTGCATCCGCGATATTCACGCGGCATATCAGGCGATGGAGGCGGAAAAGCAGGCTCAGACCGACGACATCAATGCTCAGATCGAGGAACTTACAGCGGAACGGCTGGGCGAGAAGGAGCCGGAAGCGCCCGCGGAGGAAGCACCCGAGGTTGAGGAAACCGCCGTGGAAGCGCCCGCGGAGGAAGAAAAGCCGAAGAAGCCCAGAGCCGCACGGAGTAAGAAGGAATGACGGAAATAATCGCCGCTCTTGCGGTATTAGGAGCGGTTGGGAACGTGGTTCTCGGCGTGGTTCTGTACCATATTGTTGCCGTCAGCAAAAAGGACGGATGTACAGCGGAAACCGCGCCTGAGAGCCGGGAACGTACTGCGGCGGGCAAGGTACGGATTATTTCCCCTTACATTAAACAGGAAAAGCGAGGTGACAGGCAGTGAATCTGATTGAATTTCTGCGGGGTACGATTCTCGGCGGCGAGAAAAAGCCCCAGAACGTGCCTGTTTCTCACGACGACGAGGGGGAGGTACTGTATGCGGACGACATTATCTCCCACATTATGCAGGAACTGGAACGCAGGCGCGGAGAGCGTTCCGGGCATGAACTTCAGTGGTCGCTGAACGCGAATTTCCTCGCAGGGCATCAGAACTGCGACATTGATACGGCTTCAAACAGCATCATTGACGAGGATCGGGTGGAGAAGCGCGACCGGGAGCGGCGTGTTTATAACCGCATTGCCCCTCTGATGGAGACAAGAGAAGCCAATCTGGGGTCCGTGAAGTACGATATGGCGGTTAAGCCCCGGACGAGTGAGCCGGAGGACATTGCAAAGGCGGCTGTATCGACGAAACTGCTGGGATATCTGCAGGAAAACGTGGATTTCCAGCACAAAATGGCGATGGTTCGCCGGTGGTCCGAAGTTTGCGGCACAGCGTTCATGCTGTCGTGGTGGAACAAGGAAGCGGGCGAAGTGATCGCATACGAACGCCTCGAAGTCCCCCAGCCGGATGGCACCGTGAAGGAGCTGATACGGGAAATCCATCAGGGTGAGATGGATATGGGGCTGCTTACGGCGTACGAAGTGTTTCCCCACTCCCTTGTGGTTGAGGACATCCGGGATCAGCACGATATTATCACGGAACAGGTGCTGGATGTCGGAGAGATCTACGACAGGTACGGCGTGAAGGTGGATGGTGAGGAAACCGACACATACACGCTTTCCCCGCTTCCCGATGCCGTCACCGGTCACGGAAGAACCAATGCGGCGTTCGGCGTGAACAAGGTCAGCCGCGAAGACTGCGCGAAGGTCATCACATACTATGAAAATCCCTCGAAATCCCATCCCAGAGGGCGCCTTATCATCATTGTGAAGGATGTAATCGTCTTCTACGGCGAGCTCCCGGGCGGTGTGATGCCCATTCAGGTGGTGAAAGCGAAGGTGCAGACCGGTCTGTTTTTCGGACGGTCTGTGATACAGGATCTGATACCTCTTCAGCGGACGCTGAACAACGTCCGGAACAAGATCGTGGATCACATTGCCTCTGTCGCCAACAACACATGGCTGGTTCCGGAAGGATCCACCGACATTGCCGCCATGGACATGGACGGAGTGGAGCCGGGTTCTGTCATCATCTGGAACCCGGAACGCGGGAAGCCCGAAATTGTTCCGTATCCCGATCCTCCTTCTATAATGCTTCAGTATGCGCAGATGCTTGAAGAGGATATGGAGTACACGGCAGGTGTGTCCCAGCTGATGGTGTACGGTGCGGCGGCATCCACGTCCTCCGGCAAGGCGCTTGAAACGCGCCGAGAGATCGACCAGACCAGAATGAGCATGACAGCGGACAACCACAGGGAAGCTGTTCTGGGCGTGGCGAAGATCTGGCTTGTTCTGAACAAGGAATACAGCACCGGATACCGCGTGATGCAGATATCCGGCAGGGAAGATCAGGCATCGGTTTACACATGGTCTGCGGAGGATATCAACTCCTACGACGTGGAATATGTGGCGGAAAACGAACTCCGCAATTCTCCGGAACAGCAGAAGCAGGCGTTCATGGAGGCATATCAGCTCGGATTATTCACCGATGACAACGGTCGGATGTCCCGCGAATTCAAGCGGAGGGCATGGGAGAAATTTCAGCTCGGATCCCTTGACGAAGCCATGGAGCTTGACGATATGCAGGCACAGAATGCCCGCCGCGAGAACGCTTATCTGGAATCCGGTGTGATTCCGAGGCGGTTCAAGTATGACGATGACCGCGTGCATCTGGAAGAACACATCAAATACGCGCTTTCTGCCGATTTCCGGCTTCTGATGCACCGCGCCCCCGAATATGCGGCTCTGTTCGATCAGCACATCGAAGAGCACCGGGCAGTTATTCAGCAGAAAGAACAGGCGGCGCAAATGCAGGTTATGGCAATGCAGGCCGCCGAAAACAATTCAAAAGGAGGACAGCAGTAAATGAACGAAGAAAATCAGGGTTTATCCCTCAGAGAAGCCATTGACAGGGGCTTTGAACGTCTGGAAGCCGAAGAGACGGCGCAGCAGACCGGATCCGCTCCCGCAGACAGCGCACAGAACAGCGCCGAG